CGAATTATAGAAAATTCACAGCCTAGTACTGATAAAAAACCTAGATATATCTATGACTTATCTATCAGTGGACTAATACTGATTATCTCACCCAACAATAAAAAGATTTTCAAAGTAAGAAAGTCTATCAATGGTAAGACCCAAAGCGTTTATCTAGGTGAGTACCCCATAATGTCACCTGTTGAAGCGCGTGAGCTGTCTTTATTAGTACTAGGAGAGCTAATGAAGGCTAAAAGAAAGCATCCTGTGTTAGCCAGTGCCTTGGGAAGTACTCCTAACCCAGTACCCAGTCCAATACCTAACCCAGTACCCAGTCCAGTACCTAGTCACCTGCCAACCTTGAATAAGGTATTTAGGGATTACCTTGCTAAGCGACGTAAGCTAAAACCTGTCACCATTGCCGACTATGAGAGATGTTTGAGAGTAGCCTTTCCAGATTGGCTACACCTAACAGTTGACCAGATTACCGAAACAATGGTGATTAATCGCCATGCTAAAAGGTCAAGTGAATCCAAAGCACGAGCCGATAATGAGTTTAGAGTACTCAGAGGCTTGTTTAACTTTGCCAGTCAGGAATATAAAGCACTGGGCTATGATCTTGATAATCCCGTCGAAACCCTTAACCATAATCACTCATGGAATAAGGTCGGGCGTAAGCAAACCTATCTCAATGATTCAGACTTAAAAGCATGGTTTGAAGCAGTCAATACCTTGCCTTACTGGTATAGTGGAGAATTGGCTAATACGGCGCGGGTGTACTTTTTGCTAACTTTGTTTAATGGCTATCGACGCACGGAATGTAGCTTACTACGTTGGCACCATATCGACTTTGACCGTGAAACGATTACCTTAGAAGTCACCAAAAATAATAAACGTCACACTTTGCCTCTAACTCCCTTTACTAAGACTTTATTGCAAACATGGCTTAAGCAATCCCCTAATAGCGCGGGTGATGGTCTTATATTTAGTGCAGCCACTAACGAACTAGAACCCATTGAATATATTGAGCAAGTGATTAAGGCGATTATCAAACGATGTGGAGTGAAGTGGTCAATGCACGACCTAAGGCGCACCTTTTCAACCGTGGCACATTCGGGAGGAATGGACGCTTATACACTCAAACGTTTATTGAATCATTCCGATGGTTCGGACGTCACAGCAGGGTATTTAATCAGTGACTTACCGCTTAAAAAGGAAGCGCTTGAATGGATACATGAATCATTACTGGTTCGAGTGCAGCCTTCGTTGTCTTAAATAGACTTTAATCCGTCAAGGACGTACTATAGAGCCATGCTTACAGTCATAGAAACTCCATTATTTGCCTCTCTGTGTCCTGATTACTGGACAGAGGACGAAAGAGGCGCTTTTGCTGCATGGTTAGCCCAAAACCCTAGTGCGGGCAATGTTATCCCTCAAAGTGGTGGGGTACGTAAAGTACGCTGGTCACGAGAAGGCATGGGCAAGCGTGGCGGGGTGCGGGTAATTTATTACAATCAACTGGCAAACGGTGAGATATGGTTATTGCTGATTTATGCCAAGAATGAATATGACACTATAGCGGCAAGTACTCTAAAAAAAATTAAGGAAGCCTTAGAACATGATGACTGAATCAGAATTAATAGAGCGCGATGCTAAGCGCGATTTAGGTGCTGAACTCCTGCAATCTATTCAACAAATGAAAGCAGGTCAAAAGGCGGTCGTGCATAAGATCGATGTGTCTTATGTGGTCGAAGCCCGACAAAAAGTGGGTTTTACTCAAGAACAGTTCGCTACACTCTTGGGCGTATCTAAACGCACCTTACAAGAATGGGAACAAGGACGGCGTACTCCTAGTGGTGCGGCTAATTCTTTACTGAAAATAGCAATTCAACGTCCTGAAATCTTGAGAGAAGTATTCCACCACTAAAAGTGGTTTATAAAATACCTTGAACCTTCATCAAGGAAAATCTTGCTACCCCTTGCGAGTACTCACATGACTGACACGCCTAAAAAAACCCTTAAGATCATTCGTAAACCTGTACTGAGTCAGGTTAATAACGAGGAAAGTACTACACCGCTAAGCCTCAAAACTAAAACTCAAACGATTGCACTTAAGCCCAAAACTATTGAGCCTAGTACTCAAGCGGTAGACACGCCAACCCTACAGCGTCCTAAAAAGCGGGTAATCACACCTGTAAAGCCCGTGAATCAAAACCCCACTAAGAAACCCGCTAAACCCAAGCCACCTAAGAAAAAGCACATTAAGCCACCCAGTGATATTCGAGCAAAAGAACTCGATGCGAGCCTAAACGCTTTCCCGATGTGGCGTGATCGTAAGCCTTTGGCGCTGAACTTTGAGCGGCAAGTGTTTCAGCACGTAGGTAAACACCATTTAAGTGCCTCTAAGCGGGTGGTGATGAAGTTACTAGAATGGCATACCGCTAACCGTTTCTACCTGCAAGCGGTAAGCGAGGGCGGTAAACGTTTCAATTTGGATGGTAGTGAAGCCGACACTATCCAAGACCATGAGATTGCCCACGCTTTGAATAAGCTGGCTAAGCGTAAAAAGTAAGTATGTCCACGTGCATGGCTTTGAATGTCCGTTGGACTAGTGTCTAAGCCTTGAATCATAAGGCTTGTAGCAAAAAATGAGGGGTTTAAGTCAGTTATGGTTCAGGTGGTGGGCTAGGGTATCGACTGGCTGAATAGAGGGTGAATTACCCTTTTTCATTGTGTCATGAATGTAACGTTACATGTCCTGTATCATTACACTAACTCATAAGAAAAGCACTTATAAATAAATGATTTAAACAACAGCGCTTTTTAAAATGTAATCTTTTAATTACCCATAACAGAGTCCCCCACCCAGCTTTGACTCCTCCGACAGCCCTAGCCTTATTGTGTTTGTCCCACAAGTTAAGAGGCGGTTGCCTGCAAACTTTGGGGCATTATGGTACTCTACTAAGGTCACGGCTGAACTAAAGTGCTTGCAGATACCCATGAAACTCGCAACACCTAGTAAGCGGTGTAAGCCTGTCTCTTTTTAAGAGAACAGGCTTTTTTTTTGCCCCTTCCCACGACTCAATTTCCATCTGAACGTCTGGCGGAAATGCCACTAACATGCCTTGCTAATACGGCTGTAAAGCCTTTTTGCCTTCTACTCCTGCCCCTTCTAATAACTGAATCTCCAGCAGCGCCTCTGCTGGAAGTTCGGCGCGTGCCTTTTGCCTGTGACTCCTTAACACTAAAGCTCTTGAAGTCATCAACACGTGTAAGGAACGAAGCAATGGATAAATTTAAAACGGGATGGGTACGGGCGGCGGTGTCAGGTAAGACAGCCGACGGGCGCGACCTGCCAGACCAACAGCTAGTTGAGATGGCAAGCAATTACAATGCTGAAATCTATACCGCTTACCTCTGGTTAGAACATGAGCGCGGCTTTCATCCTGATAGCCTCTTTAATTCACTAGGTCGCGTGTTAGCAGTCAAGTCCGAGGTAATTAAGTCGGGCGCATTAGCAGGTAAGACGGCGCTGTATGTACAACTAGAACCCAGTACGGCTCTAATTGATATGGTACGAGCAGGTAAAAAACTGCACTTAAGTTTAGAAGTAGCGCCTAATTTTGCTGATATGGGACAAGCCTATTTAGTGGGTTTAGGGGTAACGGATTCGCCTGCTGCTTTGGGTACGGAAGCTATGAAGTTCAGCGCTCAAACGGCTAAACGTCATCATCATTTATTCAGTAAGCCCCTAGAGTGGTCAAGCGACCTTATCCAGTGGCAACCACAAGCCCAACCTTCGCCACAATACCCCACTACTGTCGGTCTGTACGCTCATCAAGTGCAGGTGAGTAGCTACGAATTAAGTCAACTCATTGAACAAGTCACGACCTTAACCAAAAAGATTGAGCGATTCGATAACACTATCGACCAGTACGGCAAGATGGAATTCACGATTGATAAGCCAGCCGGTGAACACTTTGGCGGGGGTGATCCCGATGGCGGTTATCGCTTTGGCGCTAAAGATTATTCCTCTATTGGTTATTAATGTTTAAGGAGCAACCTTATGAACCCTTTTTATACGAGCGTAGTAGACCCTGATTATGAACCCGACTTTATCGCTAAGCGGGGGTATAAATAATGAAAACCGAAACGAGACGCCAATTTGACTTATTAATGTTAGAAACCGCACGCCTGAATGGGGTTACAGATGTTTCTAAAAAGTTCTCATTAGCCCCTGAAATTGAACAGAAACTGGTTGAAAAACAAGCGGAATCGGTCGGCTTTTTGGAAAAAATTAATATAGTGCCTGTGGTGGGTATGGACGGGCAAAAAGTCGGACTAGGGATGGGAGAGCCTCTGGCAAGTCGCACCGATACCCAAACCAAACTGCCTGACGGCTCAATAGTAGAACGTGAAACGACCGACTTAAGCACGATGGATGCAAATGGATACCAGTGCGTGCAAACCAACTATGACTCCCATTTGAATTACTCCAAGATGGACGCATGGGCGCGGGCGGGTGATTTGAATACATTGTATCGCCGCGCAGTGGTTCGGCGAATGGCGTTAGATCGGATGATGATCGCGTGGAATGGCGAAAAAGCTGAAAAGGTCACTAATCGCCAACTAAACCCCTTGCTACAAGATGTCAATGTGGGCTGGTTAGAGCAAGTAAGACGCAATAGACCCACTCAGATTATGGGCTATGACAGCACAGGAGCGGTCGACGGGGTGGAGTACCATCTAGGTGAGGGGGGGAACTGGCGCACCTTAGATGCGATGGTATTTGACCTTACTAATTCGCTCCTTGATGTGTGGTTTGCTGGTGGGGATGACTTGGTATGCCTTTTAGGGCGTGAACTGTGGGTGTATCACGGGCTAAAGCAATACGACACCAATGTTTTAGCGGGTGATAAGAAACAACTTGAGACGTGGATTGCCACTCAAACCGTCGGCGGCTTGCCTGCCATGATGCCTCCATTTATGCCTGAGCGTGGGGTGGTAGTCACTAGCCTTGATAATCTGAGCCTCTATTATCAAGCAGGTTCAATACGTCGGGCGGTAATTGATAACCCAAAAGCAGATCGTGTTGAGGAGTACATGTCCTCGAATGATGCCTATGTGGTCGAGGATTTAGGCAAATTTGCCGCGATTCGTTCGCAATCCTTAAAGCTCAAAAATGAAGCGGGCGAGTGGTACTAGGTCATGAGTAGTCCAGCCCTGCAACATCGGCTACGTGCTTTGAAATCCTCCTCTACTCAGGTGCAACCCGTAACGCGGTCGAGTACATCGGTGGATGCGCGGTGGATAACCAAGTTAGAAGTCGATTTGCAGGCGCTGGCAATGATTCGCAGTCGTACCCGTCGCACTGCCAGAAAGGTCGAGCTATTGACGCACTATGCAGACTATCTCAGTGCGTTAAGTCGGCGTGATCATGACCCTGTGTTAGTCCGTTGCCTGATATGGGCGGCGGATGTGGGGGATTGGGAGCAGGCGCTATGCCTCGCACAATGGGCGCTATCCGTACCCTTACCAGCGCCTCATGAGTTCAAGCGCACCTTGCGAGAAGTGGTACTGGACATTATGAGCGAACAAGTGAACGCGGCGCATCCTGTCGAATATTGGGAACGCCTCGCGGAACTGACTCAAGTTGACCAAGGCGATATGTCCGACCGTACCCGCGCCAAATTTTACAAGGCATGGGCGCAACAGTACCTAATCCTTAACCCCAATGAAGCACTAAGGCTAGCCCAACAGGCTCAAAAGTATGGCGCGGCGGTCAAGACATTAATCAATCAATTACATAAGCAACTTAAAGTAATACCTAATTAAAATGAGTTATCACCATGAAAAATAAAGAAAGTAACGAGATTAAAAAAACAGACTGGATTAGTGGCGTAAAAGCGGCGGGATTGTTGGGCTTTTCTAATGTTAAGGCAATTTTACGCCTACCCATTCCGCACCTTGAAATGCCTATGAGTAATGGCAAAACCGTCTACCGCTATGACTTAAAAGAGGTCTTAGCCTACAAGAACAGCGTCATGAAACGCTGAAATAACGGACATAAAAAAAGCCCGACCTTGTGAGAGTACGGGCTTTAGGTATTACTTTTGTGTTGCTTACAAGGGGGATTTTATGCCTACCATTCTAAAAAATCAAACAATCAAACCTCAATTCATCAGTTTTATTGAATTGAGCAAAACCGCCTCACCACGCTATCATGCACTGGTGTCGATTGACTTCGACATAAACGCAGAAATTGCAAGTCATTGTCATATTCGAGGCGACCTAAACCGCCCACTCTCAGGCGGTCACTCAGAGCCTGTAAGCTATTCACACGGCGGATTACTGTCGGGTGTGCGTAGACTACAACACGGCTTAAGCCGAAAGACACGCATCGTTTTCTCGAAGACGACAATGACACCTGACAATTCTGGTGACACATTGAAACTTAATCGAGTAACGATTATGACCGCACTAAGCGCTTGTAATAATGGGGTATTAGCACCTAATCAAACCGCTAAACCTACCCCAACAACACAATCTCATTCCCTACGCTTTGTTGATAATCCTAACAACACAATCATAGCCTATAAACAGGGTTCACCTGTGGCGTGGATAGTCGCTGGATACCATCAAGGACAACTCAACAAACAACCCAAAACCTGCACCTTTGTCGATGTTGCTTATCATCGCACTACCCAACACGGCGTAAACCTCGAAACCTTCGAAGCACGATCCGTCGATCAGGCAAAACAAGTACTTAATCATCTACTGGTTACACCGGTTTACTCAGAGCAAGGGGTAAACGCATGATCACCCGTCAACTCGTTAATGAAATCAGTGCTCTAAAGCATGAAATCATCATGTTACAAAGCCTTAGCCAACTGATTCACGACTCTATTGAACTATCAGCCACCTTAGAGGGCGCACCCTGTGTGACTGTCTCCCAAGACATAGCCAACCGCTTATGGGAAGCCTCCAACCAATTAGCCAGCCTCGAACAAAACCTAGAAGCTCAATGGGAGGCGGCGCTATGAGTACTCACCCTAAAAAATTCACCTCCAGCGTCCTCGCACCCAAATGGCGACGTGATCGGGTCAAGGTCGAAAAAGCCCGAATCGTTGCCAGTATCGTAGGCAGTGCCTTACAAGATGACCCACTCTTAAACAGTGAGCAAGCGGCGGCGTACTTAAGTCTAAAACCCAGTACTTTGGCGGCGTGGCGATGCTATCACCCCAGCCGTTTAGCCTTCTTGCGGGTGGGCAAAGCGGTACGCTATCGCAAAAGCACCTTAGACCAGTACCTAAAAAGCTGTGAAGGCGTGCAATCATGAGTACTTGCCCTATTCCTAATGCGGTGCCTCAAGATCAATGGCAACAGTTTCAACAGCGTATGCCATTAGTCAGTGCTGAAATCCAAAAGCGTATTGACCAATTCAAACCCAGCAATGAAAGTGCGGCGCGTGCCTCACTGTGGGTAAAGTGGCTCAATACTCAAGTACTAGGGGAGGTAAAGTAATGTTAAACCCTCTAGTCTTTCACCATCATCGTGAGGATGCGTACTGGATTCAAAGCCAGTTAGAACAAGTGCCTGAATTTGCCAAGGACATGGTGATTGAGCGCTATCAATCACACTTTAATAATACGGACATTAGGCAATCAGAAGCCCGACGCAACGCTAATTTAAGCCTGATTGATGCCGTTGAAACGGCTCAAAATGTTAAGCCCGTGGGTCATCGTAAAACCTACCTGAGTGATGACGCATTAGCGCTTAAAGCTGAGCGTTTAAGCCTACTAGCGCGGCGTTTAGTGCGAGGCATTGAGCAAGATCAAGCCTTTGAAGCCGCTCAAGCCCTGCTACGTGATCAAGGTCTGGCGATTAATCCCGCGATGAATAAAGCGGGTTTGGTAGCACGAGTACAAGATGAGCAATTCTGGAGACGAAAGCTAGTCATTACCCAAGACCGCGAGCAAGAGCATTTTATGATTGCCACGGGTGCAGTAAAGCGTGGTCTCGCTTCTTATATTTCACAAGCCTTATTCAGTCGGA